CCAGTTGTTCCAGTTGGTTAAGTATAAAGTATAGGTGAATTTTTTTTTCAGTGTTACAGCGCAGCGCCAAAAAAAAATTCGTAAGACATTGTATGTCGCTATAAGAGTGTGTCGCAGATATACTCTCGAACGCATCCCCGATCATGGCTTATGGAATGCGTTCCCGCTACGGACGCCGTCCTCCTATGCGTGGTGCTAAGCGTCGTCTTAGCTTTGGTCGGACGAAAATCCCTAAGAAGCGTCGCACGACGCGTACTTACGTTCGCTCGAACGCCCTCGCAGTCCGCCGCCTCACCGCAGATGTCCGATATTTGAAACGTGCCCGGTACGGTTCGGTTCAAAAGAATCTCCAAGTCCTCCCTGCACAGCGTCCACTGACGCCCACCGCAACTCAGCCTGTCTTGTGTTGCATCAACAACATCCAAGCCGACAACGTTGTGTCCGGTGCCAACGGCGCCCCGTGGTACCAAGTCAACGCAGCCGGGTCCCTCACAGAGGTGTCCCGTTTTACCCGCAACAACGATACTTACTTTGATCAGATGAACGACGACATCATCGATGGTGGCGTGGCTCTCCTCGGAGCCATCAAGCTCACGTTCCGCATTAACTGCATTCCCGACAATGGAGTTCAGATTTCCAACAAGCGTGTTCGCATCGACATGTTCAAGCAGCGTTCGAGCGCTCTTGTGTCTCCTACCACCCTTCAAGATGTCCAGCAGCTTCCTGCCATTGCTGCAATCAACAAGTTGCAGAACATGGCCAATCCCACGTTGAACAAATTCAACCCCGAGTACTTTGAGATGATTGCCACCAAATTCGTGTTTCTCAATCCAAGCAAAGTCGACCCCGAAAACAAGGGCACTGGAGCTGCCCTCAAGTATGTTTCCATGGATGTTCCTCGCAAATACCTTGGTCGTGTCACGCAGCAGACGACCAACCCCGCCGTTGATGGCGGTCCCGACACCGATGGCATCGGTTGGAATGTGCAAAACATGCCGATCCACCAGCGCATCTGGTGCATGATTTCCTCTGATGATCCCAACACCTTTCCTAACACTGACCCCGACATCCAGATCAATGTCAGTCGCTACGTGTCCTGGCGTGATTCCGTTGGATCCGCCGCACTCTGATTGCAATGCGTTTGCACCGCATTCAAATGGGGCGCGCCCTGTGGGGGGCTGCGCCCCTACACCTAGGGCGCAGCCCAACACAGGGCAAGCCCCCCAACAACGCACATGAGAACGCTCATAGACTGTTCTACCATGCGTCCACCGTGAAGCACTCGCGTTTTGTAATAAAAGCTATCCCGTCTGCGTTTTATCGGTCATAGGTCACTTTTATCGGTCATAGTCATGACCGCACCGATCGCGGTCTGGGACTGGACTCTCCCTGCTGGGGAACGCATCCCCAGCGAATTGGTCCCGAAACTGAAGCAAGTCTTCAAGAAATGGTCCTTCCAGAAGGAAGAAGGCGACACTGGTTATGTCCATTACCAGGGTCGTGGCTCTCTGTTCAAGAAGAGACGCCTGCAGGAGCTGAAGAAGCTCTGTGATCAGCTTGACTGGCGTGACATTCATCTGTCACCGTCTTCCAGCAACAGTTGCATGGGTGATGCCATGTACACCATGAAAATCGACACCCGCATCGATGGTCCTTGGACCGACAAGGATGAAGATGCTCCTGTATACATTCCCAGGCAGTACAGGGGCCTGGACCAGTGCCTGTACTATTGGCAGCAGGATGTCTGGGACTCTGCTGACCAGTTTGATTCCCGCACCATCAACCTCGTCTACGATCCCGCAGGCAATAATGGCAAGTCTGTCATCTCTGCCTTGATGGATCTGCACAAGCGTGGAATTACTCTTCCCCCTATTAATGATGCTGAGAAGCTCATTCAATCCGTTGCAGACGTCTTCATCTCCAGGGAGATTCGTGAACCGAAGTGCGTCTTCGTCGATCTTCCTCGTGCCATGGACAAGCGCAAGCTCGGCGGCTTGTATTCTGCCATCGAGCAGATCAAGAATGGCAAAGTGTATGACACCAGGTACCAGTACAAGGAGTGGTGGTTTGATTCACCTCAGATCTGGGTCTTCAGCAACATTTCACCCGATCTGTCGCTTCTCAGTCGTGATCGGTGGAAGTGCTGGACCATTGTGGAGCGTCGGCTCCAGCCGTTCGACGTGTCTCCGACTTGACCAAAATGTTCCAGTTGTTCCAGTTGGTTAAGTATAAAGTATAGGTGAATTTTTTTTTCAGTGTTACAGCGCAGCGCCAAAAAAAAATTCGTAAGACATTGTATGTCGCTATAAGAG